GTTGTATCTAATCCTGGGGGCAGGTCAGTCAATGTGCTGATGACTCGCATGGCCGCAGAAATGGGTCTGGGCGATGAGTTGATACGACCAAGCATCGGCATTAAGCCAAAAATTATGGTCATACTCGACAACGCCAATGGCAATGATGCACGTACCGGCTACTTCATGGAGAACGGCTACGATGACTTCAAAGCCAAGTTGCTGGTTTCTGGTGACCTGCGTATGGGTGATTTGTATGTCACAGGCGTGTGTAAAAAGGTAAAGGATAAGGAAAAAGACTACACCAAAGATGAGATCGGCCAGTTTATCGACTTTATGCGGGAAGAGATAAATCTGGTTCGTCCAACTTACGTGCTGACGTGCGGCAGCCGGGCGACATCGCTGTTTAATAACAAGAGCAAGCCATCCGATCTTGTTGGGCGCAAAGAATATCTGCCAGACCTGGACGTGACCGTGTTCTATGGATTTAACCCGAATATTTTGTACTTCCGTCCAGAGGAAGGAGAAAAGCTGGAAGCCATTCTGGCAGAGGTTGCGGAGACTATTAACAAATGAGTAAAGGAAAACACATGAGCGCAGCGGATAAAATTGCACAAGAGCTCACAGCAATACCACAGGAGTTTCAGGATAAGGCGATTGAAGCCACTCTGCGATCCCAGTTCTGGGAAATTATTGACTGCCCTGTCACGCTCGATCTGGCATTGGCGTTTGCAAAGCAGGATGGCGCCGACCCTATTTGTCGATTACGGAAATGCGCGCGTGCGCTGGCATTAAAAACGCAAGATCCAAAGGCGTGCCAATATCTGCTGGAGATTTATGAATCTGACAAACCAGAAGAAGAGCTGGCTTCATTTAAAGCGTTCCGTGCCCGTCTTGTCCTGAAGGTGGCCAAGGAGTTCATGGAGGTGAGCAAGATAGGCGACGTCAGAAGATACCGGCTTAAGAGGCAGACCAGAGTCACTCTATCAAACATTTTCGGTAGAAAAGTAGCATAAAGAAACCCGCCATATGGCGGGTTTTCTCATGGAGTTAGTAGAGAAGCCGTCCAGATCTAACGACCTTTAACTCCTTCCAATAATCCTTCCAAACTGACTACTCAGGCTCAGGCCGTCATCGTTATCGCAGCGGATAGATTACCGAAATGAAATTAGCTCAACGTAACTACGTTTGAAGCAGCAGGGCCTTTAGCACCGTTCTCAATAGAGAACTCAACTTTTTGGCCTTCTTCCAGGGTACGGAAGTTGTTGCTCTGGATGGCAGAGAAATGTACGAACACGTCTTTGCTGCCGTCTGCTGGGGTAATAAAACCGAAGCCTTTATCAGCGTTAAACCATTTTACTAAACCAGTCATTTTGTTAGACATAGAGATTACCTTCATTATTTGAGAGCCACACAACGCGGCGAAATTGGTCTGAGAGATTGGTACTTACTTGGGCACTTAGGAGGAGACTCACGGAGAAGGGTAATCTTTGGATAACACCTGAACTTCGGACTGCTTTACTAAAACTGCTTTCATAAGGTCTGTCTTGCAAACCGACGCAATCATTAACGCATGGCCTTTCTGTTTGTGCAACATTTATTTTCCTTTTCACAGCGTCGCCACATAAACGTCTCTACCCAACCTACCCCCTCTCATCTTCACGACACATGCTCCATCAGCTGATTTCTTCATGGTACTATTGATATAAATTAGTAAGTGGATACATAACAAAATGAGCACCGAAATTTACGAAAAAATCATGACCGATCTGGAGTTCGATCGCGACAATCTTGAAGAGGTCTGGCGGCAGCAACCGAGGCTGTTGATGGAGTACGGCGCAAAACTAGCGCGCGCAGAACGAGAGGTTGCAGATGCTAAACTATCCCTCGATGCCATAGAGGCAAAAATTTACGACATTGAACGTAAGAATATGAGTATGAACGGAATAAAGTTCAATGAATCGGTACTGGAAGCTAAGGTTCGCACAAGCCCACAATACCTTGCGAAGCGCCAAAAACTGGATGACGCACGTCTGATCGCTGACATCTATAAGCACGCTGTCACCGCCTTCTCTCACCGTAGAGACATGATCGTGCAGGCCTCGAAAATGGCTATCGTAGAGATTGAACGACTGGGCGCCGAACGCTTCACCGCCACCCGATAATTTTTGATAGATAGTAAGTAAGTAGTGATCTATTATTATGTACGATTTTAAGAGCCACGAACAAGCGAATGCCCCAAGCGCAAAGCGCCCATGGCCATAATCACAACAAGGAGAAATACATGTCTAAGTCATTACTTGATCTGCTTAACAAGACCCGCGGCGATATTGCTTCCAAACGAGCAACAACGTCGACCTAACCCGCCTGAAAGACGGTAATAACTATCTGCGCATCTTCCCCAACAAGGACGATCAGAACGGTGTGTTCTTCCAGACTTTCGGTATGCACTACGTTAAGCATCAGAATGAGGAGGGCAAAGAAGTTACCACTGCCTATATCTGCGAACAGCACACCCACAATCGTGCGTGCCAGCTGTGTGAGATGGTGATGGAAGGTCGCGCTCGCTACAAAGGCAACAAGGCAATGGAAGAGCGTATCGGTCAAATGCGCGCTACTCCACGCTACCTGGTCAATGGCGTACTTTCAGCTCGTGAAGACTTTGGCGACGCAGAAAAATGTCAGCTGATTGAGCTCCCGTCCACTGTGTTCGACGATATCTGCAAAGTGATGTCTGAGGATATCGCAGATGATATCGGCAACCCGTTAAGCAAAGAAGAAGGCTATGCGTTCCTGATCAAACGCACCGGCTCCGGTCGCGATACCAAGTACGACGTATCCCCAAAACGTAAAGTCTACAAGGGCGATATCCCTGAAAAACTGTGGTCGACCCAGCATGACCTGATCGCTTACGCCAATCAGGCTGATGAAACTCGTCTGCTGTCTACCGTTCGCACCATGGGGCGTCTCATTGGTATTGCAGCACCTGCCGCCGCCACCGCTGCTATTTCCGCACCAGCTGCTGCAAGCGCAGCAACGCTGCCTGGTTTTGGCACCATCACTGGCCATACGGAAGGTGCAGCTGCTGTTGCCACGACCTCTACCCCGGAACCAGCAAAAACATCTCTGGTAGACGAAGAGATCTTACGTGCCGCAGAAGCTGAGTTCGTACCAGAGCCGGAAGAAGTTAAAGCATCAGCTGCTGCCGCCACTACCACTGCAGCCGCGACCAGCACTTCTAATGACGATGAGGGTCTTGACGATCTGCTGGCGGAATTAGAATCGCTTTAATCACAGGCCATGACTGTTAAGGCGTCTACGGACGCCTTACTTTTTGGAAGGAGTTTTCCGGTGAATTATCTCTTTGTGGACGGTAACAGCCTGGGCTATTACCACCAGCAATCTGACAAATTACATAACGGCGAAATGGAAGTTCAGGCGGTGTTTGGCTTCGTCAAAAACGTTCGTCGCTATGCGTCCATTCTTCACGCTCGCCCCATGATCCTGTGGGACGGCTTTAGCGACAAGCGTCGCGACTATTACCCGGAATACAAAGCAAATCGCGATGAAGATCCGGAAATGAAGAAGATGAAAGAAGGCTTTGCAGTCCAGAAGCCTTATATCCTGAAAATGATGGCCGCCCTTGGCGTCAACCAGCTGATCGCCAAAGACGCCGAGGCCGATGACCTGGCGGGGATGCTGGTTGGTCGTCTTGCGCCACAACCAACGGTCGATCATATCTACCTGCTCACCGGCGACGGCGACTGGCTGCAGCTGGTTCGAGAAAAAGTCAGCTGGGTGAGCCTTCGTGAAGACGCCAAACACAAGCAGGTGAACTTTGAGCAGTTCCCAGAGCTGATCGGTCTGCCTACTCCTCGTGCTTTCCTCGAAGCCAAAGCTCTGCAGGGGGATACCTCCGACAACATCAAAGGTGTAGGCGGGATTGGTGACGGTGGCGCCAAGGAGCTGCTGCACGAATGGGGAAGCGTCGCCGCTATGGTGCGCGGCATTAACGACGGCTCGATCGTCATCAATAAAGGCCGATACAAAACGGCATTCAACAAACTGGCCAAAAATGCCTTCAACGAGAAGACCGGCTGCCGGATGCTGGAAGCCTTCAAACGCAACATGACGCTGATGAACCTCATCGATACCAAGTTCCCACCCAGCGAAATTGAAAAGATAAAAGGCGCACGTGATTTGAAAGCCTTCGAACTGCTCTGCCATGAGCTGAACTTCCGGTCATTCCTGGAAGATCTGGACGTGTTCGTTTTGCCTTTTGAGAGGTACTGCTGATGTTGAAATCACTCATCAACGGCAATACGACCACGCCTACGATGCTGGCTAAGGAGATTGTCTTCTTCCATGGAGAACATGCCGTTGTTGCACTACCGCGCATTCTCGGCGCGGCCGGCATGAGCGTGACAGAACGAGAGTACGGGCTGATTAGCGAACAGGTCGTCAAGATCCTCACCCGCATGGCCAAACACCTCAACCACGACGCAATAAAGTTTGATGAAGCCGCCGCTTCCAAACGCATCAAAGAGACAAAAGGAGCCTAAGAATGGCAAAAGGAAAATCAGCACTGGCACTGGCATTAAAAAAGAAAATCGGCAGCAATGACGAGATCCAAAAGGTTTCACACTGGATTGATTCCGGCTTCCCTCCGCTGAATAAAGCCATCTCCGGGCGCTATGACGGCGGTTTCCCAAGCGGACGTATCGTTGAGATCTTTGGGCCGCCAAGTGCTGGTAAAACCTTCCTGGCGACGGCCGCCATGGTCTCCGCTCAGAAACAGGAGGGTCTGGCTGTATTCCTCGACCACGAAAACAGCTTTGATGTTGGTCTGGCGGTGGCAAACGGCCTGAATGCGGATGAGGATGACGGCCAGTGGGTCTATAAGCAACCGGACACGTTCGAAGAATCGGTTGAGCTGATCGGCACCATCCTGAAACTGGTGCGGGACGAAGAGCTGATCCCCGCTGACGCCCCTATTTGCATCGTTGCCGACTCTCTTGCGTCAATGGTGCCAAACTCCAAAGCCGAGAAGTTCGACAAAATGGCGGAAGGTACAGCGAAGGATAAAGATCAGCTAAACATGAACGACAATACGGCCTTGGCTCGTGCTACGAGCGCCAACTTTCCAACGCTGGCGCTCTGGGCGCGCAAGTACAATGCCTGCATTATTTTCCTTAACCAGGTTCGTACAAAAATCGGCGTGATGTTTGGCGATCCAACCACCTCCCCTGGTGGTGATTCTCCGAAGTTCTACGCCTCAGTACGTATTCGTCTTGGCGCTTCTGTTATGAAGGATGGCAAAGATAAGATCGGTCAGGACGTTGGCGCCGAGTGCATCAAAAACAAAGTGGCACCGCCATTCGGCAAATGCTCATGGAAATTCTACTTCGACCCGACCCGCGGTCTGGACGTTATCGAGTCACTGGTTGAGCACATGCTCGAAGAAGGATACCTGCCAAAGAATGCCAGCGGCCGCGTAGAGATTGGCGACAAGAAGTACACCAAATCGCAGATCGTCGATATGTATCGTGATAAGCCCCTTCCGGAGATCATTGCGGCGCTACAGACCATCGACGAACGTCGAGCTAAAGAGTCTGCTTCAGCCAAAACAGAAGAAGCGTAATCACAGGGCGTCCATTGGACGCCTTTATATTTTGTTTATTATCACCAATAAGAAAACAACTTGGTTACTAATATGAAATTAATCCCAATTCCAACGTCAAATGTGACAGTGCCACGCAGTTACCGGGTAGCCATCCTAGACGCCTGGTGGTTGGTGAAGGAAGAATCAAAGTGAAGAGACTCTGGGATGCGGCCAATGCCGCGCTCGATGTTATCGACGCAGAAATCGCACAAGGCTTACCTGAGCCTGAATGGGCCGCTCAGCTGCGCGAGGTCATTGCTCTAATAGATGAGCCATCACCTGAACAGGACGATTGCTCCCCTTCTCTCGATCATAATAATAAGTAAGTACATACACTACAAAGGAGAAACACATGAGAATATTAGTTTGGATATCTGCCAGTACTGAAAGTGATGCTTAGCTACTGCTTATGGTGAATGGCTCTGGACTGGCCATCTTTAGGGAGTTCCAGGCCTTAGCGCTCCTCCGGAGCCATTTACAGCTCAAAATATATAAGTTAGTATTTACCTATTATTAAGATATACATAGATATCCTGTTACTCATCTTTTCAATACTGTTTATGTTGGACTGCCTGATGATCGGGACACTCAAGAAAGCTCTGTCTCCTGTCAACGGAACCACTGTGAACATGCTCGCACTGGTGCTGGTCATCACTTCTACAGCACAGGTCTACACAGGGATAGTGGTATGAGAAAAATAACGCTACTGCTGGCCGCCCTCTCCTTTTCTCTGCTGGCGGATACCCGGATTTACCAATGCGATATGACCGTATCGCAGGTGAAAAATGATCAAATCAGCAGACCTACTAAAGCTGACTTCGGCGCGCTGGTCGTTGATAGCGGAGAGCAGTTCTATGTCGTCCGCGGCGATAAGGTTCTCTCATCTCCATATCTGGCTAAACGCAACGGTAAACTGGTTGGCGTTGGCGAGGACAAGCTTATCTACAACAAATCCCACGACGTCTACGGCGTTCATAGCAAAGACCAAAGTTTCTTTTTCGATGGATGTAAGGAGGTTGGTTAATGGCTCTCACAATGACTGGTCTTGAGATTGAGAAAACAAGCGGCTACTGGAGAGCGAAAGGCTTCAGAAAACCGGACATGCTGGAGCGTCTGGAACGCGAAGATGGTTACATCATCCACCAGCGTCGGGAATGGCGCATGTTTGATCCTGAAACTGGGAAACTCACATCGAAAGCACAAACGCTTTGGGGCCTGCTCAAGCAGATCCACTAACCGAAGTTTCTGCAGAGCGTTTTAAGTGTGGTGGAATAACAATTGTTAGTAACCACCAACCTAGCATTCATGCGGGTTAACAGGTTAGTGACCACTGGGGAAGCCATATTGTTATCTACACGGGCCTGGCGCAAATCAACGACTGCGTCGCCCGTTTTCAGGATATCTAATTCAGTGCTGTATTACCGCTCACAGCATACGTTGCCAGTGAATTACCGCTGGCAGCATACCTTGTACCGCTCACAGCATACGTTTTACCGCTGACAGCATACATTCATAGGGCAGCAGTTGCTCTTAGACGTTAGCCATGTCGATTTATAAAGACCGCAGATAGTGGAAATGTACCGCTGACAGCATACGTTTTACCGCTGACAGCATACATTGAGACAAAAGAACCGCTGACAGCATATGTTGAACCGCTGACAGCGTATCAAAGCAATTTGAGGCTATTGGTGAGTATCTCGATCAGCTTGATATTCTCTGGCGTCAGGTTCTGCGACAGCTCAGAAATTTTGTTTTTGAGGTTCTGTTTCGCATCAATTTCACCCTTCGCTTCTTCTGCCTGCTTAGGCGCCTCTGGCTTCTCAGGTTTGCTCGATGTTACTTTCAGTTTTGGGTTACGACTGTGGATCTGGATGTAGACAGAACGGCCACGCTTAACCTCGCTATATTCGAGATAGCCCAGCTCTTGCAGTGACTTCAATCCGTTCCTGATAGTCTGGTTTTGCGAGCTGACGTTGCGCGTGCTCAGATTGAGCCTGGCGCGCAGCCGGGCAAGAGATACCGGTGCCGGCTTAGGAGGAAGACTTTCGATGAAAGTATACAGCGCCTGGGCCGTCTCTTTGCGCGGGAGCTTGTTGATGACCTTCAACTGCAGCAGAACTTTATGGTCAAAGCGATAGAGCTCAGACAGCTTAGGTTCAGCATAAAAGACAATGGAGTCTTTCTTCTCGTTGTAATCAACGCTGTTTATGAGGTGAACCATCAATAGGGATATCTTGTTGGTGTCGTCGACGTTCTTCTCTTCATGAGTGCGCTGGAACGACAACGTCGTGCGCATGATCTTGAGCAAGCTGTTTGTCAGGCGGTCTCGCAGGGTCTTGCGGATCTGCGAAGACGGGTAGCCGCAGAACTTGGCGAACTTCGTGATGCTCAGCTCAACGCGCCCGGTTGGCTCGCCGTATTCAGCCAGAGAGCGAACAACACCAACCCAGGTTTTGAAGTCATGATCCATATCCAGTCGAGGACCGGTGATTTTAATGTTTGAATAACCCTCTGACCGCGCGACTTCCAGCTGGACAAGCTCTCTGGATGCGTCGATCATGTTGGACTTGTTGCGAGAGCTATTCTTCGTTCCTTTGAGTGTCGGCACGAAGAGGCCAAGACGCATTAAAGCGATTGGCTGCACCGTGTTGTTGCTGTTAGGAACTAAATCACCTGTGTACAAAGTGAGAGCTTCTTCCTCAGGAATTTCGTTGTCTTCAGGTATTTCTTTGATATCGCTCTCTTTTTTCTTTCTTGTGGACATGTGGATACCTTTTGGTTCTAACCGCTGACAGCATACGTCAATTACCGCTGATAGCATACACAAAACCGTTGGCAGCATATACCGTACCGCTGACAGCATATCGTTTACCGCTGACAGCATACACGGATCAGTCCTTAGCCCAGGCGTGGCGCGGCCTGCGGCGATCGGGGATCTCTTTGGATCTGTTTGGGGATCTGTTATAGGGATCTTATTATTGGGATCTATCCAGTGGATAAGTGGATAAGTAAAACAGGCATTTGCGATTACAGATGTGCCTAGTAAGCTATCGTGGTTCCGGTCAACAATCACTAAAACGAGAACATGGACTTAAAACGCACACGTTGGGTACGCCGTCTGGAAGACGGAACCTACACCATAGAATCAAACTCCACACTGAGCAACGAGAAGGTTCTCTGCAGCCTGTGTGGCATAGCCTCGAAATGCAACATCAACGAGACCCGATTCAAGTTGCGTGACGCCGGTGTTAACTTCCACCTGAACAGCTGTGCCAGATACGTACCACTGCTGGCATTTCGAAAACCGATCATCGGTCTGGATACCCCCTACTTCAATACTATGCGTTCAGGCGTTACCTGGCGTGACAGATTGACCGAGGGGAAAATTGTCTGCCTGGTTGAAGCTGATACTGCGAAGATCCTTCGATTCGGTGTCGTGGATAAAGTTTACTCTGGGCCAGTTGATGAGATGCTGAGAAAGCACAGTCGATTCAATCACCTCTGTATGGGCGGAGAGAAGATCGAAAAAGTGGGTGAAGTGATCCGCCGATCCTATGGCCACTTCCTGAAAGAAGACAGCCTGCTCACAGCGATTTACATCAGACACATCAAACGGGACTTTGATATCGAGTATCACAGCGAAGAAGAACTCGATTTAGTCGACCCTCGGCCAAAAGCAGAAGTTTTTAGCATCGCAAATGCGCGTCAGAAGCTCTCTGACGAACCCTAAGCGAACAAAGGGGTCTTTACGCGAATACAAAATAGCGTAGCTTAGAATGCATCTGAGAAGCCAAGGGAGTGATATATGGACGATTTTTACTCAAGAGAGATTACTCTGGCTGATATGCCCTTTCTGATGCATGAATTCGAGGAAGGAGCACGTCTTGGTCACTTTACAAATGAGATCATCACGCAAGCCGGTGGGAAGAAGTTTGAAAAACAAATGCGTGAAGCCATTAAGATTCGCGACGCTAATGGTGAGTCAGGCCATTTCATCTTCATCCTGCTTCGTCGTTCAGACGATAAAAAAATTGGCCTGATCTGGTTTACTCCTGAGATTGATCCGGCTGGATATCAACGTCTTGAACTCCGTACCTTCTGTATCACCAAATCTATGCAGGGTAAAGGATATGGTTCGATGTTCCTGTCGGATATGATTGACTCAAACGCACCACTACCAATGATGGCAAAGTGTTACGTCAAATCGACAAAAATGGCTGAAATGCTTAAGCGCCGTGGCTTTCATCTTGTTGATACCAGCCCCACTGGCACACAACTGCTTTTCCGCAACCCACGCTGAGACCACACCCAGAGTCTAGATCTTACTTAAGTGTCTAGCTCTACCTTATAAAATAGGTATGTACTTACTTATCTATTTTGCCATAATATCCAGCCTGTAGATTTTCTAATGTGCCGTGTTTACTTGGTTGTTGGCCTGTTTTACATGCTTATAATCTATATCAAAATAACCACAAAGGAAAATACACATGACGTTGCCATATGGGGTGATCTCCGATCCCCATTACCACAAATGGGATTCATTCTCGACGACCGATGCAGATGGTCTCAATTCTCGGCTAGCCATTCAGCTGGAGGCCACAAAAGAAGCGGCCATAGCTATGAAAAAAGCGGGCTGCAGCCACATGCTGGTGGCCGGCGACACATTCCACGTCCGCGGAACCGTATCCCCTACCGTACTCAACTACGTCTCCGATGCCTATGAGTGGATCGTCAAAGATCTGGGGCTCAGCGTTGCTATGCTGGCCGGCAACCATGACCTGGAAACAAACGACTCTGTCTACAGCGCTAACGCCGCAGCGGCGCTGAAGTCGATTGGTGTACAGATCGTCTGCGGCCGTAAGCCACACAGCATCAAATTGGGTGATGTCACAGTCCATATGGTGAGCTGGCGAAACAACCATGCCGAGTTAATTAGCGACCTGAAAGCACTTCGTGCGCGGCTTGACGGGGATCTGCACGACGTCGTGATTCATACCGCCATCAACAAAGCTATCCCCACAATGCCTGATGTTGGCATCGATGCGCAGGAGCTGAAAGACATAGGCTTTCGCCTGGTACTGTCCGGCCATTACCACAACCACAAGGAGGTGATCCCCGGAGTTATCAGTGTCGGCGCGCTGACGCACCAAAACTGGGGGGACGTAGGTTCGCTGGCGGGATACATGATTGTGAACCCTGACGGCTCGTTCAGTCATTTCGAAACCTCGGCGCCGAAATTCGTAAACCTGGAAGACGATGTGGATGACAAGCAGATACGCGGCAATTACGTGCGCTTCCGGGCCGTCGTCGAAAACGATGAGGAAGGCATCAAGCTGCAGAACGTCCTGAAGTCCATGGGAGCGAAAGGTGTTGTATGCAACTTCATCCGCAAGGGCTCAATGATGGAGGGTACTGCCAGCACCTCAGAGACCAGCAAAATCGACAGCCTTGGCGAGTCTGTTTCTGCTTACTGCAAAATCGTTCATGACACAGACGGTGGATTTGACCTGACCAAACTGAATGCCTTGTGTCAGGAGATCCTCACCGAAGCGGAAAGTGCGGAGGCGGTGTAGTGACTTCCTCCCACAATAATTTCTGGGATTTCATCCAGATGATTAAACGGCTTGAAAGCGGGAAGCCCGTTTTATTCCAGAAGCCCTATCCGCCAGAAGGAAACCCACAGGCGTTTTACCTTGGTCAACTAACGAAACGTGGCCTCCTGTCACGCAACTCCTTCCCGGCACATACGGAATACCGCCTTCGCAAAGGGCAGAAATTGACTAAAGCAATTCGAGGCAAAGCATGAAATTTTTAACGCTCGAAGTGGAAAACTTCATGGCGCTGGCAAACGCCAAGGTCGAGCTTGATCAGCGTGGGCTGGTGCTCATCCAGGGTGTTAATGCCGGGGACTCATCGGCCGCCAGCAATGGCGCTGGCAAATCAACCCTCATGAATAGTTTGATGTGGTGTATTTATGGCGAGACATCCCATGGCGTTAAAGGTGACGACGTTCTCTCTACGGGCCATGAGAAGAACTGTCGAGTAAAAGTCACCATTGAAGACGAAGGTAAACGCTACGCCATTATCCGTCACCGCAAGCATAAGGAATTTAAAAACCGGCTTATTGTCCGTGGCGAAGACGGCGACATGACAAAGGGTAAAGATTCGCTCACCCAGGAGTTTGTAGAGCGACTGATCGGTGCGTCAAAAGAAGTATTTATGGCATCGATCTACGCCAGTCAGGAGGCGATGCCTGATTTGCCTGGCATGTCGGATAAAAACCTCAAAACCATCGTAGAAGAGGCTGCCGGCGTCGATCGTCTCACCAAAGCCTACGCGATTGCTCGCGAACGAGCCAACGCAGCTGCCGCACGCATGGAGACCACTAAAACCAAGATGGACGCCTGCTTGTCTCTGGTCGAATCGGCCCAGAATGAGCTGGAGTCTGCCAAAACCTCTTCTGAAGCCTGGGAGCGAGACCGCAGCAAACGGCTTGATGTCGCCCGTGCCGATCTGGTTGGGGCGGAAGTCACGCTCACTGAGGTCGAAATGGAGTTGCGCAGTCTGCCAGAGCAGATCCGCGATACTGAAAATGCCATCGGTAAAGAGCGGGAAAAACTTGCGTCCAAAGAAGAACATGACGCCAAGCTGGTTAAGGTTCGTGGAGCGATCACTGATATACGTGCCAGCATCCGCATTACCGAAAACATCCAGAAGGAAGCGATGCAACGTGCTCGCGCACTCAAGGTGAAAGCGGAAGAAGTAAATACCAAAGTCGGAGAGCCGTGCCCTACCTGTGGCAAGGCTTATTGCGTTGAAGATCTGTCCATCGTGAAGGAGAGTTTTGTTGAACAGGCGCGCAGTGAGATCAGCCAAGCGCAGGCATCTGCAACGTCAGTGGCTAAATACCAAGAGCATCTTGAGAAGGCGCTCAAAATTGAATCATCACTTGTCGCCAGTACACCAGATGTGTCTGCCATTATTTCCCGAATCGAACAACTGACTAAAGAGCTGGGAACGCTTCGTCATCGGGAAAAAGAAGTCGTGGCTGTAGAAGCTTTGGTTGCCCGGGCGCGGAGCGAAGTAGATCGCATTACCAAAGAAACTAACCCATTTCTGGCTGTCATCAAACGCCATGAAGAAAGCCTGGCTGCCAATAAATCTAACTATGGTGTACTTAAAACTGAGTTAAAGAATATACAGGAGCAGGCTCTGCTGCTTGATAAAGCGCGCCAGGTCTACTCTCCTGCCGGCGTTCGCTCGCACATCCTGACCTCCGTGACGCCTTTCCTGAATGCCCAGACAGCGGAATATCTCAATACACTGTCGGACGGAAACATTGTGGCGGAATGGTCAACGATGGAATCAACCAAGAAGGGCGAATGGCGCGATAAGTTCAATATCAGCGTGCGCAAGATCGGCGCCAGCAAAACCTTCCAGACATTGTCAGGTGGCGAAAAACGCAAAGTGCGCATTGCGTGCTCCCTGGCTCTGCAGGATCTGGTGGCCAGCCGCGCGAGCAAGAACATCGAGCTGTTTATCGGTGATGAAATTGACGATGCGCTGGATACTGCCGGGCTGGAGCGTCTGATGGGTATTCTGGAAGCAAAAGCGCGCGAGCGCGGCACGGTGATGATCATCTCTCACAAAGAAATGAAGTCATGGTTCCGGGAAACCATCACAGTGGAAGTGAAAGAGGGTCGCAGCTATGTCGTTTAATCTTAGCCGCACGCAGTTTTTGCAAATGTTTGCTGTGATGCAGTCATTCAGGCTGATTAACAGCTATACCGCTGCTGGGGCGGCTCCTGGTGTCGGTTGGCAAAATCTCAATATTGAGACGGAGCAGTTTACGGCTCTGAAAGATCTACTTTTCAAGACCCCGTTGATGCCAAGTCTGAAATCGATGCCGTCAGGAAGTACAGCGCCCATTCTGATCAACCCATTTTCGGAAGGTGGCTATCTTCCACACACTGGGCCTGGGTTCGTGGTGATCCCGGAATCACCTGAGATGGTTATCAAAGATGATGCGCAGTACGGGGCTATAGAGGCGCATACCAGCAGCGCGTTTACTAACCTGACTCGACTGGCAAATGCACGTGCTGGGCAGGTTGCAATGCCAGGCAAGGCATTTGCTGGCATCGATTTCAATTACGATACACTTGAGACATTTCCAGGAAGAGGCAAATTAAGCTTTGAGACTGAAGATGGCGATAAGGCAATGGTTGAGCTCTCTGTCCCCTATGTACTTCGTTTTAACGGGATGGTTGCGCGTAAGCTGATAGATATCATGTCCTACTTCATCGGGCAGAGCATGATCGACGCAGACATAGAAAATGGTGTGCTGACCAGTGACAACATACATGTGGTGAGCCGCATTCCAGAGCCCGTTCGCAAGTCTCCAGTTAAAACCCTGGAAGAGAAATTAATGGAATGCCCGGTATGGGCAACATGGTAAGGAAACTCTATGAGTAAAGTGATCAAAGTAGTTGGCGTCGACCCTTCAATGAGCAACTTCGGGCTGGCCATTGGTACGCTGGATCTGGATACAGACAAACTTGAAATCCACGGTCTTGAACTGGTTGAAACCAAAGCCGGCGGAACGAAGAAAACCGTCAGAGTAAACAGCGATGATCTGCGCCGGGCCAAAGAGATCTGGCGCACCGCCAGGCCCATCATTGAACAGGCCCACATAGTGTTTTGTGAACTGCCGGTAGGTAGTCAAAGCTCTCGCGCGCAGACTTCTTACGGTGTGTGTATCGGTGTTCTTGCTTGCGTTGATAAGCCACTTATCCAGGTTACGCCAAATGAAATTAAGCACTACGTCGGGAATAAACTGACCACATCTAAAGAAGAGATCATCCAGTGGGCGATTGCAAAACAGCCTGATGCCCCTTGGTTGCGTCGGAAACAAGCGGGAAAAGACGTACTCGTTGCCAAGAATGAGCACCTGGCTGATGCCATAGCTTCGATATATTCTGGAATGCAGACAGACCAGTTCCGACAAGTGCGCGACGTTCTTAAAGGGATTTTATAATCCTCAATTGATAGGTAAGTACTTATTTAATACTATAGGCCACTACATTTAGTGGCCTTTTTTGATGGGTGATACATGATAAGGATTGTCAAACGTAATGGCTCCACAGAGCCGCTATCCGAAGAGAAGTACAACCGCGTCGTGATGTGGGGGGTAGAAGGTATACGTAACGTAAGCGCCTCTGCCGTAGCCATGGGCGCCGCCGCGAGCATTTTTGACGGCATGACAACTTCGCAGCTTCATGAGGCATTGGTTAAGTCGGCTGCAGATCTTATTTCGCCTGAAACTCCGAACTACTCCCAGGTCGCAGCACGCCTGAACATGTTCAAAATTCGCAAAGATGCCTTCGGCGAATACGCTTACCCAAGTTTCTATCATCATATCGTCAGCAACGTCAGCCGCGGCGTTTACGATGAGGATTTGCTTAAGTTTTACTCCCGCGAAGAGATCGCAGAACTTGGCGTGTATATCAAACCCATGCGTGACGAACTCTTTGGTTATGCCGCGACTGTTCAGCTGGCGAGTAAGTACCTCGTCCAGAACCGAGTCACCGGCGAAATCTACGAAGCCCCGCAGCAGCTGTATATGCTGGTGGGTATGTGTCTTTTCCAGAATTGGGAAGATGGTTGTGCCGGCAAAACACGTCTGGAAATGGTGAAGGGGTTCTATGACGTCACCAGTACATTCAAATTGTCTCTGCCCACCCCAATCATGGCCGGCGTCCGTACCCCGACGCGCCAGTTCTCCAGCTGCGTTCTGATTGAGTCCGAAGACAGTTTGAAAGGGATCAGCGCTGCGTCCTCTGCCATTATCGATTACGTGTCGCGTCGTGCTGGCATTGGGATTGGTTTTGGCCGACTGCGTGCATTGGGGAGTGAGATCCGCAATGGAGAAGCCACCCACACTGGCGTAATCCCCTTTCTGAAACACTTCCAGACCGCTGTGAAATCATGCTCGCAGGGTGGCGTTCGAGGTGGCGCAGCGACGGCTTTCTACCCTATTTGGCATCTGGAAGTTGAAAGTCTGCTGGTATTGAAGAATAACCGCGGCATCGAGGAGAACCGTGTTCGTCATCTGGACTATGGCGTAATGATCAACCGCCTGATGTATCGCCGCCTGGTACGCAACGAGAATATTACGCTGTTCAGCCCGCATGATGTACCGGGGCTCTATGATGCTTTCTTTGTCGATCAGGACAAATTCGAAGCGCTGTACCTGCAATATGAAGCTGATGAGAGCATCCGCAAGAAATCCGTTCCCGCTGTTGATCTGTTCTCAACCCTGATGCAGGAACGAGCCTCTACCGGCCGCGTGTATATTGCGAACGTTGACCATATGAACGAACACGGCGCCTTCGATCCGAAAGTCGCTCCAGTTCACCAGTCAAACTTATGCATGGAGATTACGCTGCCAACTAAACCGCTGGCGTTTACCGATGACCCCGATGGTGAGATCGCCCTTTGCACACTGTCTGCGTTTAATCTGGGGGCATTACGCTCACTGGACACGCTGAAAGAGGTTGCATTCTATGCGGTGGCTGCGCTCGATTCCCTACTCGACTATCAGGATTACCCGATGGCCGCAGCGGAAATTCCGGCAAAAGCACGTCGTAGTTTGGGCGTCGGCGTTACCAATCTTGCGTACTATCTGGCGAAGAACGGATTTAACTACTCTGATCCGGCCGGCAACCAGCTAGTGCATGAAACGTTTGAAGCGATCCAGTATTACCTGCTTGATGCAAGTTGCCGGCTGGCGGAAGCCAAAGGTGCCTGTAATTGGTTTTCCCAAACTAAATATGCCCAGGGACAGCTGCCGATTGACCATTACCGCAAGTCGCTTGACGCTAACCCTGATACGTCCTTTGAGCTTAAAATGCCTTGGGAAGAGCTGCGCGACCGCATACGCGAATATGGTCTGCGTAACTCTACCCTGACAGCTCAGATGCCGTGCGAAACGTCCAGCCAAATCACCAACTCCACAAATGGTATCGAACCGCCGCGTGGCCCTGTTTCCGTGAAATCATCCAAAGACGGCATTGTGAAAATGGTGGTTCCGGACTTTGCGGCACTGAAAGATCAGTACGAGTACCTTTGGGATATGCCGGATAACCGCGGCTATCTGACCAAAGTTGCGATCATTCAGAAGTTCTTTGACCAGGCTATTTCAGCCAACACCAACTATGACCCTACTCGCTTCCCGGGCGACAAGGTTCCAATGATGAAGTTGCTTGAAGATCTGCTCTTCGCTTATCAGCAAGGCGTGAAGACGCTTTATTACCACAACACACGAGATGGTGCCGGTAAGCGTGAAGACGATGATCTGGCCTCTGTTGCGTTGGTTGAGCCAGAAGATGAGTGCGATGGCGCATGCAAAATCTAATAAGCGTGGGGAGATATCCCCACCTTTCACTTCATTGAATGCCTCATTTTAACCAATAAGATAATAATTTGTTTAGAAGTGCATCTAATCAAATTGTTTAATAATACCGATAACATTCAAAGGGAAACACATGAGTTACTCCACTTTCCGTTTGGGCGCTAACGACGCAACCAAAGAGCCTATGTTCCTCGGGCAGTCTGTCAACGTTGCGCGCTACGATCAGCAGAAGTACCGCGATTTCGAAAAGCTGATCGAAAAACAACTCTCCTTCTTCTGGCGCCCGGAAGAAGTCGACATAACCACCGATCGCATCGATTTCAATACTAAGCTGCAAGAGCATGAGCGACACATTTTCCTGAGCAACCTCCGTTACCAGACTCTGCTGGATTCCGTTCAGGGGCGCAGCCCAAACGCAACGCTGCTGCCGCTTATTTCAATTCCAGAGCTCGAAACGTGGGTGGAAACATGGTCGTTCTCTGAAACCATTCACAGCCGCAGCTACACCCACATTATTCGCGGTATGGTGGATGATCCGAGCATTGTCTTCGATGGCATTGTGACCGACGAGGAAATTATCAGCCGGGCTATCAGTATCTCTACAGAGTACGACAAGCTCTATGAGATGACCTGCGCGCGCCAGCACCTGGGAGAAGATGAATTCGAACGGCTCTACGTCTCCGAATTTGACGGAAAGCCCTACCCTCTCCAGCGCCAGCTGTTCCGTACTTTGGTATCCATCAACGCGCTGGAGGCCATTCGTTTTTACGTTAGCTTCGCCTGTACGTTTGCTTTTGGAGAAAGGAAATTACTTGAGGGCAACACCAAAATCATGCGTTTCATTGCGCGCGATGAGGCGCTTCATTGCGAAGGCACAGAACGAATGCTCCGGTTTATGCGTACAGGCCGCGAAGGCTTGCTATGGGCCCAGATCGCTGCGGATGAGGAACCATTCATCTATCAGACCATGATGGACGTTGCCGAACAGGAAATGCGCTGGGCAGATTATCTGTTTAAAGACGGCTCAATGATTGGTTTAAACGCCGATATCCTGAAAAGCTATGTTAAATACCGAACCAATCTTGCGATGCGCCGTCTTGGCCTGAAACCACTGTACCCGGAGATAAAAGATGACCCGCTGGTGTGGATGAACAAATGGCTGTTGTCCGACACCTTGCAGATTGCACCGCAGGAAGCTGAGCAAAGCACTTATCTCGTTGGCCAGATTGACTCCGCTGTTGATCGCGCTGGCCTAAGCCAGTTTGCCGATTTGTAAGCCTGGATAAAGATTTTGTGGCCTGGTCGCTCTGGGCCACAATGAACGCGAAAAAAAGCACTAAGGAAAGATAAAGCATGAAATTAACGAAACTGACCGACCATCTCAAGCTGGCCACCGATAAACTGGTGGGCTTCAAACCAGAGCCATATGAGCTGAACCCCGGTTTTGGAGAAGCGACAGAGAGTATTTACAAGATGGTTGACCAGTTCCACGAGCTGTTTCAGCACCCGCGTCGTGTAATGCCCACTCCGGAGCTGCTGCGCCTGCGCGCTAAGCTGATCCATGAAGAGGCGGTAGAAGAAGGGCTGCCTGCAGCGAAAAAGGGGGATATGCAGGGATTGCTGGATGCAATGGCTGATTTCCTGTATGTGGGTGTCGGGACGATGGTAGCCATCAAAGGTGGGCTATCAACTGGCATGAGCTACTACACTCAGGAGCAAAGCGTCGATCGCTTTATTCATACCATTATGGTGCCTGGAAATACCGTCTTCGACGATATGGCCATCCCCTTCAATGAAGCAGAAGAAGCTGCGCTTATGTTGGCCGCGCTGGCCGATAAACTTGAACATAACAAGGTAGGTGATGCTGAGCTGATTCAGGATCTGCGCCGCGTGATGAACAAAATCTATGTGGCGTGCATGATGGTGTATCGCCTGGCTGAATTCCTTGGCGTCGACGTCGTGGAACTGGTGGCGGAGATCCACCGTTCTAATATGACAAAGCTGTGGCCGGCGGATGCTGAAGCGCGTCGTCTTGCCGTTGAGAGATGTAAATATGATAAGAATGACCTCGGATTCCGCCATGCTGACGGCACTGACATGATGATCGGCTATCGCCTGTCTGATGGAAAAATCCTTAAATCGCCGACATATAGCGATGTCGATCTGTCTCGTTTCCTTGAGCAAGCACAGGCATCTTCGCTGTATGAAGTGGTTAAAAACACCTTGTAAGTACTAACTTATCAATATATATTGAAATGGACGTGTGATCTATTGTCTATTTCTATCCTTATCAATCTTTATTTTCGATAAAGTTGAGCGTTGGTGGCCCCGTGGCCACCATTTTTTTACTTAATTTCTAGCCTGGATGTCTTCTCTGTGTTTAAAATGATAGGTATGTACATACTTATTATTTGAGGTCATCTTGTCTTTTTTACTTAATCGAGAATTCAGTAACGGTCAGCTGGCTTCGAGCTCTTATGGCCGTGTCATTCAGACCGTTGTTGATACCGGCGTTCCTTCCGAAGATCGCACCGGCACCGGTACGCTTGGCGTTTCTTATGTGCCTTCCTACTACATGCTTACCGGCGGGGCTGTTCCGCTCATTTCTTCAAAACAGGTAAACCTGAAACCGCTACTGGTTGAGCTTGAATGGTATTTACAAGGTTCAGGCAACATTGGGTTCCTTAAAGAGCATGGTGTGAAGATCTGGGATGCTTGGGCCGACGATAATGGCGATTTAGGGCCTGTATATGGCAAGCAGTGGCGCCGATGGGAGGACACCAGAATTGTCCCTTACAGCGAGTATCGCCTTAAGGAGGACATCTTCCTGGAACGTGGTTATCGCGTTGAAGGTTACATTGGGCTGAATGAAGACCGCGTCGTTATCACCCGTGAAATCGATCAGTTACAACGTATGGTTGATCAGTTGCGCAACGACCCGACCGATCGCCGCATCCTGCTTAATGCTTGGAATGTTGGTGAGCTGGAGGACATGAAGCTTCCACCTTGCCACTTTGTGTTATCCGTATGGAGTCGTGAGCTCGATTTCCAGACCCGTTTGTCTATGGCCACCGATATTGGCATCCAGCATAACCGGCATGGCTATGAATCGATCTATACCCAGATGCTTTGCCTGATAGAGCAGCGAGGCAGTATCTCTGAGCCAATGCTGGATGAGCTTGGTATCCCTAAACGTATCCTGAACTCCTGCCTGGTGCAGCGGAGTGTCGATACTTTCCTTGGTATGCCATTCAATATTGCCGGTTACGGCATCCTCACGCAGTTCATTGCGAAGATTACGGGTCACATGGCTGGCGCCTTCGTCCATTTCGGCTTTGATGTTCACATTTACAACCACCACTTGGAGCAGGTTGAAGAGCTACTGGCTCGCGAACATCCGGAGTCGTCCGACCCCATCGTCGTCTTCCCGCACGAATGGGAAGAGTTGGATGACTTCAAATGGGACGGCGTGCAGATCTTCGGCTACGAACCACTTCCATGGATTAAGGCTCCAGTGGCGGTGTGATATGGCCAGAGGCATGTATGTGTTATGTGAAATTGAAGATGTGCTGGCGAGAGCCGGCCATCGTAAAGCCGCTGCTGATGAAAACGCAGACACTCTCGTTGCAGGTGATGAGCTCATATTCCCTACCAGCCGCATGTTGCGTGGCTTTGCTCGCTCTGGTGCTGAAGTGGTGCTTATCAGCCACCGTCCGGAAGCGCTCGAAAGCGCAACCAAGAAATGGCTGAGAGATTTCGGCATTGATTATGACTGGCTGCACCTGGCACCACGTGGAGTCAATTACGAAACCCATATAAAGCGCACGCTTGCCGCGCATAAAGATGATCTGATGATCGCGGCACTGGTGAGTTCGTCGCGTCTACGAGCTGCTCTGTCTGGTTTTCACCAGCGCCCGGTAATGTATGAGGTGTCTCAATGAAGATGATTGCAGCTGTCGGTCGCAATTATGAGATCGGTAGAGGAAACGAACTCCCCTGGCGCTGCCCCTCAGACTTAAAACTGTTCAGAGAGCTCACCACAAACGCCACAGTTGTCATGGGCAGAAAGACAATGGAAAGTCTTAAGCGCCCGCTTCCGGAGCGCCATAACGTCGTTCTAACGCGCTCATCTGGGTTCATGCCCAATGGTTTTTACCCTGCCACTATGGACGATGTAATGCAGCTTGATGGTCCCGTTTGGGTTATCGGCGGTGCGCAGATCTATTCTCTGTTTCTGCCTCACGTCGAGGAACTCTGGCTATCGCATATGGGCGTAGACGTTCCTGACAGTGATGCTCATTTTCCGCGGCAAATGATGCGTAATCTCGGCTTCTTTCCTGTGTTAACGGCTCATACACAACGGGGAACGGAGGATGAGCCCGGCTTCCAACAGATTGTTTACAGAAGGTGGTAATGGATTACCGAATTGGGATCACTGGCGCTCAGGGCAGTGGAAAAACAACCCTGGCAAAGTTTATCGACGAGCATTACGGCATTCCGTATGTGGATGCTGGCGTCGGCGCACTGATGACAAGGCTTGGAGTCAACGTAGGCGATCCAATGCCGCTCTTTGAGCGTCTGCAGGTGCAGATGGAAGTTGCCCGCCATATTGAGCTGGTAACACGCGGAGCGGAAGGTTTTGTAATAGACCGTACGCCTGCTGATGTGATGGCTTATACGCTCGATTTGGTAGGCCAGACCAATGACCAACGATGTATTGATCTGGCGCTGGAAATTGAGCGTTTTTGCCACAAGACCGCGTTGTCCAATTTTAATGCCATTGCGGGGCTGCGCCCGGGCGTGAATTTGAGAGCAGAAGATTATGAACGTGCCCAGAGAGGTTCGCTTGATCGCCTTTATGTCGCTCGTATCGACTCGTTGATGTGTGGCGAGCTGACAAAAATTAACTCTCTGGCCAAATCCGGAGATCTGCAGGTTTTCGTCCTGTCGGAAACCTGCAGATCCGTTGACGCAAGAGCACGCTCGATCATGCGAGTAATAGACCGCCATGTGGAACGTATAGAGAGCCGTATCTCAAATCGCGTCACCTTCCACTGATTCTTGTTCCCCTGTGAAGGAATGCCAGAATAACGTCACCAAAAATAGTTTCAGGAAAACAGAATGTTAGGCGAAATATCTCTGGCTGATGAGTTAGATCGTAAAACGATAGAGGCGCTGACACGCATCGCAGACGAGCAGTCCCGATCGCTGATGACAGAACGAGAGGCCAGGCTGGCTATCAGAGCTGTTTTTGAGTCCGTTCAGGGATTGGTAGGCGATGATGTGGGAGAGGTTCTGAATGTGGCAATGTCCCAGTTCAGCGAACGCGGCAAGCGACCTATCTTCCCCATGCATATCAAAATGGCTGCCGGCACGGTTCTGTATGTGTCGATTTGTCTGGATACAAATGAAATTCGCATTCTCAACGTCACCACTGGTGAGTGGCATGCGCCGGTAGTGTGCGAATCGCAGGAGGAGACCATCAAAAAAGCAGCTCAATTCGTGCGTAGCGCACTGCTTAAAGGTGCCAAAAAGCTGTAAGGAGTAGTAATGGGACAACCAGTAAATATAGCAGGCAAACGTTTTGGAAAGTTGGTTGCACTTAAATATTCCGGTATTTCAAACAAACAGGGGCGACTTTGGGATTGCATCTGCGATTGCGGTAACACCTGCCATGACCTGCTCCCCGTTGATTAGTACAC